AGATGGATTTAATGAAGTATCTATAACGGATGCTAACGGTATGTTTGAGTTAGTTGAATTAGCTCAAGAAGATGTTGAACCAAAGAGTCGTAATATTACTCAATGGCAAAGCTCAAAATATACTTATATTAACTACGGCCATGCAACGGACTTCTTCCGCTACATTGCAGTAGACTTACAAACACTTAAAGAAAAGGAGGAGGACTAACAATGGCAGATTTATTAAAACACACTTTTGTAAAACGAGCTGACAGCGAACAAGAAGCTGACAATTTAATTTACGAACACAAAGCTATGAATGATGGAGAAGTTAGCTACAAAGTTAACCACAAAGTCAAAAAAACAAAAGGCGAAGTTGTTGAAGAGTGGTGGGAAGTTACCGTTACTCACAATTACACAGCAGGGTAGGGAATAAATGTATGTTGATATACAAAAATATAGGGAACGAAGCCTAATTGAAAATATACAAGACATACAAATAAAAACTATTTTCTTATATCAAGACTCTAAAAATATGCCGGATAGTTTATTAAAAGAATTAACATACTCTCTTAATGATATGTATGCTTATTTATATGATGGTATTGTAAATACCTCAAACTATGAAAGAACTACAAAAATTTTAGAACATCTAACAAACTATATGAAAGAAAGATTGATAGATACATATAACACTATAGACGATTATAATTTACCTTCAAACATTATTCAATTAAAACATATATGTAATATGGTAGAAGATAAATTATTAGCAAAAAATTCTGAAGGCTTATATGAAAAAGAAATAAGTTTTATCAAAAGCTATAAACTATATTTATTAAATTTAGCTTACTTTTTAAGTGATTTATTAACATAGTAATAAGTGATTAAAAACAATTAAAGGAGCCCTAAAAAGCTCCTTTTAAATTAAGGTGAAAAGGTGAAGGAATTAGAAATACTAAAAAAGCTCCTGCTGAATAGGTGGGGATGGATATCTTGGCTTATTGCTAATGCAATAGTTAGTGCTCCTTGGTTAATCATGGGCGCAATGTGGATTATCACAGATGAGCATTGGTTTTTAGCAACAGCAACTGGAATATGGACCTTTCAAATGTTACCAATACCATTAGAGTCTATTTTAGTATTTATAATTACTGTCTTCTTTTTTACAGTCGTATTTAAGAAAAAAATAGTTTAGTAAAAATTTGTTTTTTATTTTACTTTATGATATAATTATTGTATAGAGGTAAAATAAATATGAATATTTTTTACATACACACCGATCCAGTTATCGCCGCACAAGCAATGACTGACAAGCACGTAGTTAAAATGATTTTAGAGTCCGCACAATTATTATCAACAGCACACCGTGCATTAGATGGTAAAGAGTTTATTCAATTATCAAAGTCTGGTGCTCGTCTTAAAAAGTGGAATCATCCAGATCCATATATGGACGCTACTTTATACAAATCTACACACTTAAATCACCCTTCTGGTATTTGGGTGCGGCAGTCGGTAGATAACTATATGTGGTTATATCAACATTTTATAGCTTTATCAGAAGAATACTATCAACGTTATGGCAAACGCCACGCTAGTGAATTATTGCTATCAGGATTACTTTCAAATCCTCCTAAAAATATTCCGCACATCGGACCAACACCTATGTTAGTTGCAATCACAGATACTCAATGGCACGTACCAAATAATCCATTACAATCCTACCGCAACTATTATGTTGGAGAAAAATTAAAAACACCCAAAGATACAGATAGATACTATAAAGTATTGGGTTTAAAGGAGGCGCAATATGAAAGTAAAGTTAGCAACATACCACAAGTACGTGAATTACTGGAACAATTATACTGATGAAATAAATTTAAGTATGATTAACGCTATCCAAAAAGCCGCAACTTGGGCTTGGGTAGGTATTTCCAAAGCAACAAAGTTATACGCCTTATATATGATAGACGGCGAAAAAATTTACACAGATTATGCGGGCTTTAGAAAATTGCTAAAGACAGGAAGAGAAGCCGGAGTTGATTTAAATGTCCTATAATTTAGATGTTGATAAAGTATTTGCCTACACAATAGCATCTGTTAAAGACATAGGTGATGTTATTAAAGAATTGATGATACAAGAAAATTACCACCTAGCTCTTGATTTCTTACAAGAAGAAAAGAGTGCGCTTAAAGAAGCTCTTGGTATATTAGCAAAAATTAAAGATGATAAATATCAAACAACATTTAATGATATGATACCAAAAAAATTAAAAGATATTGAGTTTGCAATTAAGTACTGTAATAGTCAGCTTATTGATGGAAAATATAAATTACTAAATCAAGATGAAGAATACAAATACAATAGAAAGAAAAAAGAACTTAAGATTAAAAACTTAAAAAAATTAAAAGTTATAGCTATGAATACAAATCAATGGGACTTCTCAGATTATATTGACGCGCAAATAAAAAAGGAAGAAGTTAAGCTTTATCAGGCTTAAGGGTGTTTTATGAGATTAACTGTTGATACTTATTATTGGAATGAATACGATGAGCAATGGTATTATGGTGGAGAGCTGGAACTAGCTACCAGAGAAATAAGATATATAGATTTTGATATGGAAGGAAAATCCAGATTTGGAAGATTGGTTGAATTAAATTTAAACTCACTTAGAGATTATAAAGTTTATTATATAAAAAGAGAAGATGGAGTTTATTTACATAATAATTTTTTAGTTTAATGGGGTCGTAATGGTCTCGACGGGTAGTGATTAGTAGAAATGCATGCGGCGTGGTGCCTTAAAGCCAAAACAAGATAACTGACAACAGTTACATTCCTGCATATACGCCTTCAATGGCATATGCATTAGCTTAATTTAGAAGGAGCTATCTGGGCGAGTCCTCTCTGGTGGGACAAACCCTGAAAAGAAAGCCAGATATGAGAGTGCGGCTGAACTAGTCACGCTTAAAGAATAATAAGTTTGCTCATACTTTAATTTTGACTTTTTATTCAAAGTATGATAAGATAATATAAGAAGCTAAGCATGTAGATGTTTTTATGGGATAGCTATTCGGACAGGGGTTCAATTCCCCTCGACTCCACCATATTAAATTAGTGCGGATAAAACCGCGGAGGAAAAGTAAAGATGAAAGCATTTGGATTATTTTTTACAGGTTTATTATTCACCGCGTTATTTACTGCGTTGCATATGAATTTATTAAATGATTTAATTCTTCAGTTACCCGATGTTGGTATTCCAGGAACAATATTAGTTCAAGAACTATTAAGGGATTGGATCGCAGAAGGTAATAGCATAACGGCACAGTTTATTAGTTTAGCCGCAATGCTCGTAGGATTATTCTCAATCAGAATAAAGAAAGAACAACAGTTCTAAGGAGGACGGTTATGGAAGAAAACAAAGTGGTGGTTGCACCAAAGAAAGAAAAAAAAGTTCCTACTAAAAAAGTAGCTAAAAATAAAGTAAAACCTACTATTCAAACAAACTTCGCAAGAGGATTTTTTGTTACAGGGTTACTAGGTATTGTATTTTTTAGCTTAGTACAAGCTGGTATTTTTACAACATTTTTAGGTAGTAACATTGATGAGTTTCTTTTAAACACAGAGTTGCAAATTGCAATTACTATGTTTTTAGTAGGAGCTTTTTCATTTACTAAAAAATAAAAGGAGGTCTAATTATGGACTTAAAAAAACAAGACGAAGTAATTAAACTTAAAGAAGGTCAAAAAGTATTTGTTCCTAAAACAACATTTGCTTTTGATACAGAACTAATTGAAGTATTTAATGTATTTCAAGATGACGGAAGTGAGGCTGTCTTATTAGTAGATAAGAACGGTCACATTATTATGCGCGCAAGAGGAATGGTATTTGGTGATATTGAAATCGCCAAACAATACTATCTCAACTGGTTGCAAGTAATGCATGATAAGTTAGCGGATAGCTGGAAACCCGCCGAAGCACCAGCACCAACCACTGAAATTAAATAGTGGTTCCAAAATTTGTATTTCGAATACGTATATGTTATAATATACGTATAAGAAATGATTCTGGTGCGAAGACTCAAGGCGTAAGCCTATTAGTCATAAGAGTTTGAGTTCTCTCGATAGAAGAGACAAACACGGAAAGCACTTAAGAGAAACCGCCAGAGATGGTTCCTACTGACATGGCTTTAGGAGCTATTAAAACGAGAGTCGTAAAGTCGTCCTCGAGGGTTAAAGTCCCTTCTTTTTTATAAAGAGGTATTGTATGCTATTAATATTATGCGGCAAGACTGCCAGTGGTAAGAATACATATAGAGAAGTTTTAATGCAAAGAAATCCTTCTTGGCATAGAGCTGTCTCTCACACAACAAGACCAATGAGAAATGGTGAAAAAAATCACCTCCAGTATCATTTTCTTGAAACTGTTTCATTTATTACAATGGCGATACAAAACTTCTTTATCGAAACAACAGATTACAGATTATCTGACTATACAGATGATAAATGGTATTACGGATTAACCAAGTCTGAAGTTGATAATGATAAAATAAACTTAGCAATATTAAATCAAGATGGTGCAAAAAATGCTATTAAACATCTTGGCAAAAATAAAGTTAAGGTTATTTACCTTCACAGTGATAGCGAAGAACTTCGCCGCAGAGGTCACAAAAGACTAGATGACCCAATTAGATTTGAAATGCGGCTAAGAGATGATGAGATACAATTTGAAGATATAGAAAAAATAGCGGATTTAGTTCTTAAAACAGATTGCTCAAATGAGCAGCATGAGCTTAATTACCGCACAATAGAGAAACTATTGGAGGAAAATTAATGTTAAATTTTTTAAAGCAAAAATGGCTATTGATACTTTTATTAATTGGTGTTGTAGTTGGAACAGTTCTTGTAATAACATATCTTGAACAAATTGAATTATTTATTAAACAAAACTGGTACGCATTTGCGTTTATGGTTATACCTGCATATTCAGCAGGTGTATTTACAAATTCATTTGTAATAAGAGCAATTATCACAAGTGCTAGAAAAACTGGTAAAGATAGTTTAGGTGTTAACTTCGGTGAATTAGCCGCAATTGATATAACAGACAAAACAAGAGACAGTTTATGGTTCCATGCTATTGTTTTTATTCTATCCGCCGCCGCGATTACATTAATATTTGTTCTATAGGAGGACACAATAAATGCCAAGACGATATGATAAAACAGACTTAAGAGCAGAAGTTCAAATGGCTAAGATGAGTACAGATAAACTTCGTAAAGAATTAAATCTTAGAAAGCCATATGTTCAAGTTGCAGGGTGGTCACAACCTTATGAAGTATTGGTAGCAAAATCAAAACCAGTAGTTATAAAAGTTGAAGAACCAAAACCAGCTAAAGCAGGAAGTCCAGCACCTTATAAACCTAAGCAGCAATTTAAGCCCGCATTTAAGAAGGCTTTCTAGCTTATGTTGATGTATTTAAAAAACATCAAACAACCTTATGTTTTAGTTGCTGACATAGAATATGATAAAGACAATGTGCTTCAATGTGCAGGTCTCATATTTAAATTAGTAGACGAAAAAAATTACATATATCAGTTGGCAGTAAATTTCAACTGGTACATTAAAGTGCCGAGTGTAGACAAGTATGCGGTCAAGTATACTGGTCTTACAACAGAGTTCTTAAATGAGAATGGAATTAGCAAGGAAGAGTTTATAAAAACTTTCACGCAATTAATCTCAAACTATAATCCCGAAGATATGTTATTCGTATCTCATGGGGCGCAGAACGATCGATTAGTCTTGAAAAAATTTGGAGTAAACACATTACCTCTCCATTCTTATTGTACATATAAGAATGCGCGCCGTATTTTAAACAGGGAAAGTATATTAACACTAGCGAATGTCGCTGAGGAGGCTGGTTATAAATTATTCGATGAGCACGATGCTCATTCTGATGCTATAGCTACCGCAGTTATATTTTCATTCCTGCAAAAAATCGAGAATAGCGAAAAACAAGAGGGGTAAACACCCTTCTTTTTTATTCTCCAAAGATTTGAGTTTTGTTAAAAGTTATGTTACAATTATATTATAGAAAAAACAAGTGAGGTGCTATATGCGCATAATTGATTTTAAGAATTTGAAGATGACAACAGAAACAGAGTATACAAAAGTTATATTTAATTTTGAACTAGCAGATAAATTAGATATGAGTATATTTGATTTTACAAAATTAATTAATGAAGATATGCGGGCAAAAATAGTTGCAGCAAACTTATCTGATTATAAAGACCATAACGTTGTATTTGAATTTAAAACAGATTTAAAAAATATGGATTTAGATCCTATGATTCCGCCACTCTTAACAGCATTTGTTTTAAATCTAAAGCTAGATAAAACAGTGTTTAAACATGGTGAAAAAATACTTGCAGTGCCTAGACAGTTAAGTATTGATAAAGGGTTTTTAATGGATGCAAATGCTTTAGATTTAGTTAACTATAATTTACCTGTTGAAAAGTTTAATATAGTTTTCTTTAATGTAAAAGATAAAGCAATTCTAAGCATTATTGCCTAATATGAATTCTATTGAAATATACACAGACGGCGCTTGCAGTCAAGGAGCTTTTATGCCTTGGCCCGGAGGATATGCTGTAGTAGCAATTCTCTCTGACAGGGAACCAATCTTTATTGACGGCAATAAAATGCATACGACAAATAACGAAATGGAATTGACGGCTTTTTTAAAAGCTTTAGAGTTAGTAGATTTTCAATCTTTTATGAAAGAGTATGAATTCGTTAACATATATACAGACAGTTCTTATATACATAATTGCTTTGAGCAAAAATGGTATGAGAAATGGATAGCTAATAACTGGATAGCCTCAACTAAAGAGCCAGTAAAAAATAAAGAGCTATGGGTTAAAATACTAGACCTATATAAAAAAGTTAAAGTCCAAACTAAATTAACTATATTAAAAGTATCAGCTCATAAAGATAATGAGTATAATAATCTTGCCGACGAACTGGCAGTGAAAGCAAAAGAGAGGGTTGAAAATGAAAACTATAGTAGTATTAGATAACATTTTTTCAGCCGATATGGTTAAGGATTTTGACTTCTTAAAAAAGAACTTAGACATGAAAAAATATAACGTCATCTCTCCACTTATGTTTATGCTAAAAGATGGCAAATACAACTTAGAAAACTTTACAGTAAGACTTATCGCGAGTTCAATTTCATTAGGCAATATGTATAATGAGTTTGGAACCATTAAGTCAATTACAGACCAAAACAAAACAACTATTTACTTTGGAATGTCACACACTAATGTTAAGGCAAATGAAATTTATGTGATAAATAAAATAGCACTAGATGCGCAAGAAGCTTTATTAGATAGTTATTTAAAAGAATCTAAAGTAACGTTTAATTATATTAAATCAAATCAAGCTAAAAAAGATTTTACAGATGTAAAACAGCTTGTGGAGTTCCTGAATGCTTTATAATGAAAAACAATTACAAGCTATTAATTCAGTTGAGCCGCAAGTCGTAGTTATCGCTTCGCCAGGATCTGGTAAGACTCACACAATGATTGCGGCGATTAAGAAGCATTTAGAACAAGAAAATCCAAAGACAGTAGTAGCAATTACTTTTACTAAAAAAGCAACAGAAGATATACAAAGTAAGATATTTGTTTCTAACGAGCTCTTATCTGTTGCTACTATTCACAGCTGGAGCTTGTCTGAGTTAAATAAATTATCTTTTAAATATAAGTTTAGAGTTAAAATTTTAGCAGAAGATAAGATTAGAGTAATTCTTAAACCTTTTATTGAAGAATATAAAGTTCACGAAAAGCTTGAAGACTCCTGCTATATGTATATGATGGGAACAATCAATCCAGACCTTCACCAAAATGTGCGGGCAAAATTCGATGCTATATATAAAAAATATACAGATTATAAAAGAGCAAGATATTTATACGACTTTACCGACTTGCCACTTTACTTAAAAGATTTACTGATGGAGTATGACGAGCATATAACAGTCGGTGCCTTATTTGTAGATGAGTTTCAAGACGTAGACCCAACTCAATTAGAAGTTTTCGATAGAGTTGTTGCAGATAAAAAATTCTTTATTGGAGACCCTGATCAAGCCATTTATATTTTTAGAGGAGCTAATAAAGAAATATTCAGCAAGTTAGAAGATTTTAAGAGTTATAAGTTAGATATTAATTATAGAAGCTATCAACCAATATTAGATTTTGCTTCAAGTTTTAAAAATCAAGTGCAGGATAAATGGTGGATTAATAAAACTACTTATTATTATGCCAACGAGATGAAAGCTATTAGAGGAAGTGGGAAGGGTGAATGCCAAATCTTTATAGACCGCAGAGGTCGTTTCTTTGATGCGATAACGGGTGGACCAACAATTGACCCAGCTGAAGTATTTAAAGACCAGCTAGAAAACAATCCTTATCAAATTCTTTGCCGCACAAATATTGAAGCAAAGACTTTACAAAAACTTGGTCTGAAAAATGCCACAACAATTCACCAAGCTAAAGGCATTGAATTTAAAAATGTTTTATTAGTAGATTTTGAACTTCAAAATGAAGAAGATAAAAACGTTGCTTATGTAGGTTTAACAAGAGCTAAAGATAAATTAATAGTTTGTCACTATGAAACTTTATTAAACAACATAAAGCATTGCGATAAGAAAAAAATTGAATTTATAAATAACGAATTTAGGCTAGCCTTTTAATTGCAAAACAACATAGACTATGATATAATTATTTATATGGAGGAAAAATATGTTAGATTATAAAAAATTCTTTGATATGGAGCCTGGGAAATACTGGAAGCTTCCAGAAAATAAAAAGGCTGAAATTGATAAGTATATGAAAGATCCAAACTATTTGCCTATGATTAAACATGACGGAGTATGGGCTAGAGTAATTATTACCGAAACTGGTGTGGTTATTCAAAGTCGCGGTATTAGCGTCGTTACTAATACATACGGTGAGTACCAACTAAAAGTCCCACACATAACTAATGAAATTAAAAGTCTTTATCCTGTTGGAACAGTTTTACTTGGAGAAATTTGCTACCCATCTTTTAAAAAAGATGCAAACCACGTAGGTTCTGTTTTAAGATGTTTAGATGATAAGGCAGTCGCGCTACAAGAAAAAGATGAAGATAAATTACACATTTACTTTTTTGATTGCCTAGCCTATGATGGACAAGAGGTTTATCAAAACCCCTTCTGGAATAGAATCGGCGGCGATTGGATTAAAAAAGCAACTTATACCCATAAGGCATTTATTGGTTCTGACGCAAAAGTTTTATTAGAAAGCGTTTGGGACGATGGCGGAGAAGGTATTATTTTGATTAACAAAAACGAACCTTATAATATTGGCCGTGCGAAAGCTTGGCATAGTATTAAAGTAAAGCGAGAACTTGGAGAAATTGAATCACCAGTTGTCGCTTTTGTAGAACCAAATAAAGATTACACAGGAGACGACCCTCATTGGACATATAGAGACTCGAATGGAAATGTAGTTACACAGGCATACGCCAAAGGATGGAAAGCAGGAGTTACAGTAAATTATGAAGGCAGAGTAGTGAACATCACAAGTGGACTCACTGATGAAGATGCTGAGTATTTAAGTACACCTGAAGCTGCAGAAATAATGAAAGCGGGCAAGTTAATCGCGGTATTTACCGGCATGAGCTTAACCCCAGACAGCATACGACATCCTCGATTAATTAGACTTCGTGATGAAGCCTAAGGAGGAAGCGAAATGAGAAAATTAGTAGCATTTAAAGCCGCATGGTGCGGCCCTTGCAAGATGTTGACACCAATCTTAAAAGAGTTACAAGCTCAAGGCTATAACATTGAAATGGTTGATGTTGATGAACATACACAGAGAGCAGAAGATAATGGTGTTTTAAGTATTCCAACTCTTGATTTTTATGATGGTGATAAAAAATATCGTCGTGTTTCAGGTTTACAAACAAAACAAAAGCTTGTAGAGTTCTTTGCGGAGAAAGTATAAAATGTTAGTCACAAAACGCAACGGAAACGTTGTTCCTTTTGACGCGTATAAAATTGAAAACGCAATACAAAGGGGACTCAAGAAAATTGGAGTGGTAGATACTATCATTCCAAAAGCTATTGCTAATGAGGCAACTGTTCAAATTCTTGGCGGAAAAAATAAAGAAACTATTCATGTTGATGAAATTCACAGAATAGTAGAAAATGTTATTATGAGTAAGGGACTTCATGACCTTGCAAGAGAATATATTACATATCGCTTTCAAAACAAGCAAAGCGTATTTAAGAAGAGGGCAAATTTAAAACCATACGAATACCCTGAGCTAATCGAATATGTTAATGCAATTCGTCACTCATATTGGATTCATACTGAGTTTAATTACTCAAGTGATATACAAGATTTAAAAGTAAACTTAACCCAAGGTGAAGCAAATATAATCAAGAACGCAATGCTAGCCATCGCGCAAATTGAATTACAAGTAAAAACCTTCTGGGCTAAGATTGGAGACCGTTTACCGAAACCCGAGATTCAAGCAGTCGGTGTAACTTTTGCTGAATCAGAGGTGCGGCACACAGACGCATACTCAACACTTCTTGAATTAGCCGGACTTAATGATGAGTTTAAAACACTTATTCAAGTTCCAGCTATCAAAAAGCGTATAGAGTATTTAGACAAATCAATTCAAACACCTATTGATGATAAAGATTATTTTAAGAACATTATTTTATTCTCTATGTTTGTTGAAAGTGTTTCTTTATTCTCTCAATTCTTAATTATGATGTCTTTCAATAAACATAAAAATGTTTTGAAGGGTATTTCAAATGCTGTTGAAGCAACTTCTAAAGAAGAAGATATTCACGCAAAATTTGGATTTGATATTGTAAATATTATTAAGCAAGAAAATACAGGTTGGTTTAATGAAATTATGATAGATCAAGTTATCGAGCTGGTTAAACAAGCCTATGAAGCTGAGGCCGGTATCGTTGACTGGATCTACGGGAATATTGATTTAGACTTTTTACCAAAAGCAGTAGTAAAAGAATTTGTAAAAGACAGATTTAATCAAGCTATGAGAGCAATTGGTTTAGAAAATGTATTTGAAGTAAATACCGAAATGGTAAAACAAACTGCATGGTTTGCAGAAGAAATGTTAAGTACGAAAAATGTGGACTTCTTTGTAAAAAGAAGCACGGCTTATTCAAAGAAAACTAAGTCATTCACTGAAGACGACCTTTTCTAGGAGGCTTATATGGCATTTGAATGGTTAAACAAAGAGTCGCGCAAGTTTTTGTCACGCGGCTACTTACTGGAAGGACAAACTCCAGAAGAAAGAATTAGACAAATCGCAAACAAGGCTGAGGAATATTTAGGTATTCCAGGCTATGCGGATAAATTTTATGACTATATGGGTAGAGGATTTTTCTCGCTGTCTTCACCAGTGTGGTCTAACTATGGAATACAAAGAGGATTGCCTGTATCGTGCTTCGGTTCTTACATTGAAGACGATATGCAATCTATCTTATATGGACATGCAGAGAATGGTATGCTTATGAAAGGTGGCGGTGGAACATCCGGCTACTTTGGTGAGTTACGTGGACGCGGAGCTCCAATTAAAAATAGTGGAGAATCCAGTGGCGCAGTTCATTTTATGAAAATGTATGACACTTTAGCTTCAGTTGTTTCCCAAGGTAGCGTGCGTAGAGGTTTCTTCAGTGCCTATTTACCTATTGAACATCCAGACGCAGAAGAGTTCTTAGATATTGGCACCGAAGGAAACCCTATTCAGGGACTTACTCACGGTATCACAGTAACAGACGCTTTTTTAGAAAAGGTAAAAGCTGGCGATAAGGATGCAAGAAAGCTCTGGGCAAAAGTATTACAGCGCAGAAGTGAAATTGGTTATCCATATATCTTATTTACAGACAATATGAATAAAAATAAACCTGATATTTATAAAGATAAAGATATGAAAATCTTTGCTAGTAATATGTGTTCTGAAATTGCATTGCCATCTAATCCAAATGAAACTTTTACTTGCGTATTATCTTCGATTAACTTACTTCACTGGGAAGAGATTAAAGAAACAGATGCAATTGAAACGCTTACTTATTTCTTAGATACAGTCGTCACAGAATTTATTAATAAAACAGAAGGTAAAGAATACCATAAGAGAGCAAGAAACTTTGCTATCAATCATCGGGCCTTAGGTCTTGGTGTTCTTGGTTGGCACTCGTATTTGCAATCAAATATGCTTTCGTTTGAAAGTCGTAGTGCGGCTAAAAAGAATTTAGAGATTGCAAAAACTTTAAAAGAAAGAACTTATAAAGCTTCGACTGAACTAGCTGTAAAGTATGGAGAACCAGAACTATTAAAAGGTTATGGTCGCCGCAACACAACGTTGATGGCTATTGCTCCTACAAAAAGCTCATCTTCAATCTTAGGTCAAGTATCTCAATCTATTGAGCCAGAGTTCTCTAACTTCTATGTGAAGGACTTGGCTAAATCTAAAACTACAATTAAAAATCAATACCTTAAAAAGTTATTGAAAAAATATGATAAGGACACTGACGAAATCTGGGAGTCTATTCAAAAAGCAGACGGCTCAGTACAACACTTAAAATTCATGACTCAAGAAGAGCGCGAGGTCTTTAAAACGTTTGCGGAAATTAATCCACATGCAATTATTGACCAAGCTGCCGTGCGTCAAGAATATATCGACCAAGCCCAATCATTAAACCTTATGATGCCAGCAAACGTGCCTGTAAAAGAAATCAACGCACTTATGCTTTACGCTCATGATATGGGTATCAAGACTTTATACTATCAATTTGGTATGAGTCAGGCGCAAGAACTTTCTCGTAAAAAAGTTATGAGTGAAGGCTGCGCTAGTTGCGAAGGTTAATTAATATTAAACACAGGTTTCTTGGAAAAGGAGGAGCTGGTTTAAAAATACAAAAACGCCCACTATTTCATCTTGGCGTTTTATGGAGGAATTCTATGAAAAATAAAAATCTATTTGCCTTTCTAGTGACACTAACTATGGTTTCGTGTGCGTCACCGTCCTCTTCCTCATCTGAGGGAGGAATATCGATACCAAATGATGTCCTCATGATGGCCCAAAACGAACCAAGTAGGATGTTTCTTTCGGCTCTGATGATGCCGACATCCTCGTCCAGGACTGAGACGGTTGCATCTGTTGACTCAAGGACAGTTAGTACTTGGTCAAACACTCTCGGTGACTGGAGCGCAGAATACACAGACATCTTCGACTTCGAGGCCTCTGGACTACTGAGGTCTGAGGGGTTCGGCACTGACCAGGCTAAGATTTACGCAGAGGTTGACCTAGTCAACTTCGATTCAGAAGTAATATACGATTCCGGACCTCAGTATCAATCGTATAGAACAGCATTTGAAAACGAGAGAATCGTCGCCTATTATGACGGCTCAGAGGTATTTCTCGACCTAACGGACGCAGAAGGCTTCGCATTCGTTTTTGCTCACAGCGGAATCGCTCCCTCGTGGAGCTACTACTATAACTCAATAGAAGGCATCGATAGACCGTCAAAGCTCAGGTTCAACGCCAGGGAAATAATCGAGAGCGGTCTTCTACCCTTATTCCCAGGTCGCAACGACCAGCAGGTCTGTATAAAGATGTGCTTAGACGACCCAAGCACTGAAGAGATTGAGTGCAACTCACCTTGCGAAGAAGAACCGGAGCAGGAGCCGAGAGGTCCTCTAACTCAGGAAGAAATCGAGGCATTCGCAGCTTCAATTCTGCCGATGTTCGATTATAATTTACTCCAGAGCGAGATATCTGGCACAAAGCTGTCGATAACCTACGAGGCTACTCAGGATGACCTTGTCCAAATGTTTGAGACGGGATACCTCGGTGGCTACAGCAGGGAAGACTTCGACGAAGAGTACCTCCAACAACTTGACCAGTGGGTAGCTGATGCCGTGGCTGGTTTTCAAATCAATAGGATGTTTGCATCGGTTTCAGTCGACCTTCTCACTAGCGTAGTAGAGAGCCTAACAATAGACATAGACGTGTCAACGGGCTACTCTTACGACGGGGAAATGTCGTTCTACAACCCGGAAAGTATTAATGCCGACGAGTTTGGCTTCGAACAGTACCCATATTCTTGGTCCTACTCGACAAGTTACGACATAGAAATATCTTTGGAAACTTCGGAGCTGTCAAATGAAATACCTATCGCCCTACCTGTAAATAAGGAAGAGTACGAACTCATCGAGCTCGGCCACCAACCTGAAGAAGTTTACTATTAAAATAATATTAAACACAGCTTTCTTGGAAAAGGAGGAGCTGGTTTAAAATATAGAAATGTCCACAATTCATCATAGACATTTCATGGAGGAATTGATGAAAAAACGATTATTAGCCGTTGCCTTGCCGTTATTAGTATTAGCCTCATGTGTAGGTATGGATATGAGCTCCTCAACAGGAAGTGAATCTTCAGAACCAGGACCAGTTGGACTTATTCCTGAAACGCTTGTCGTTCAGTTTGTACCATCTACGTCTATTGACTCAGCTTTATTGACTAAAATTAAAGGTTTAGAAGATATGCTAGAACTCGAATTAGAAGATGAAGGATTTGATATTAATGTAAATATTAGTATCGGTACTTCTTATGCCTCAGTTATTGAAGCAATGGCCTCAGGTCAAGTTCACGCAGGTTTCTTAACAGCTCAACAATATGCATTTGCAACAACAGAGTTTCCTGGCAAATTTGATGTCCAGTTAACTTCTGTACGCAGTGCCTATGCAGCTCAAATTGATGCGCAAGGAAATGAAATTAAAGATGTGGATACAATTATTGATAATGTAAACGATGCGGCTTACACAGCAGCATTACATCCAACTGTAAAAGCTAGCTCTTACTATTCTGGTTTATATATTAAAGCAGATAAGTTAGCAGAATTTGAAGCACAAGGTATGGATTGGCTTATTGGTAAAAAAGTTGCAACACAAAGCAACACCTCAGGTTCTGGTTATTTATACCCATCATTTATGATGCATGAAAATGACTTGACATTTGTTGATGCAAATCCAAATGTTGCAAACCGTGAAGTTGAACGTAAAATTGTTGGTGGTCACCAAAACGCATTGTTAGCTTTACTTAATGGTGAAGTTGATGCAACATTTACATTCTTAGATGCTCGTCTACATGCAAGTGCTTTCAACGCTTGGTTAGAAGCAAACCCAGGTAAAACTCAATTTGCTGAAACTAAATTAGTTGGTTTAACTACTCCAATCTATAACGATACAATTACTGCAATCGCTGGATTAAATCCTGAATTAAAGGCCGCAATCCAAGACGCATTTATCAATATCGTTGCTACAACTGATGGCGCAGCCGCATTAGCAATTTATAACCATACCGGTTATTTAAAAGCTGTAGATGCTGACTATCAAGGTGAAAGAGATTTCTATCTCTTCTTACAAACCTTACAAGGCTAAAAACACAAGGAGGTCATCACATGATTAAATTTGTAAATGTTTCAAAGACATACACAGGCGGAGTTCAGGCATTGAAAAACGTCAATATTCAAATCAGTGATGGCGAATTTGTAGCCATAATCGGCCTGTCTGGAGCGGGGAAATCCACGCTCCTCAGGTCGATTAATAAAATGCAAACAATCACTAGTGGTGATATATTTATAGACGAGGTAAATATATCTTCATTATCTGGTAAAAAATTAAGAGAGTTTAGAAGAAACATTGGAATGATATTTCAATCTTTTAATCTCGTAAAAAGAATGTCAGTATTTAATAATGTTCTTACTGGAAGAGTTGCCTACCATCCAACAGTAAAAGCGCTTTTCGGTTTATTTCCAAAAGAGGATAAACTAATTGCACTTCAAGCATTGGAAACAATGGGTATATTAGAAAAAGCATTTGTTAGAGCAGATAAGCTTTCAGGTGGTCAACAACAAAGAGTTGCACTTGCTAGAGCCTTAACTCAGAAACCTAAGATAATTTTAGCCGATGAGCCAGTGGCATCTCTTGACCCTATTACTACAATTCAAGTCATGGACGACTTTGCCCGCATCAATAAAGATTTAGGTATTACTATTGTTGCAAATATGCATCACGTAGATTTAGCTTTAAAATACGCGACAAGAATAATTGGAATTAAAGCAGGAGAAATAGTTTATGACGGTCCTTCTAAAAATATTAATCAAGATATACTTCTGAACATCTATGGAAGAGCTTTAAAACATAATGAGCTCCTGGGACAATAGTATGATAAAATATATTTTACCAAGTGGCAAAACAATTAATCAACCATTTAATAAAGTATGGTATGTGCTTGCAGGTCTTGCGGCCATCTTATTGTTCTTTTGGACATTTATAAACTTTGACCCTAGAAACATTAACCTATCCGAAATGACTATCATTATAGAAAAACTATTTACACCAAAAGATACAAGAACCTGGGAAGATTATTTTAACTATATGTTTTCATTATGGCCTGCTCTCTTTAGTACTTTACAAATGAGCTTTGCTGGAACTTTGATTGGTTCAGTATTTGCTGTTCCGGTAGCAATATTATCCTCAAAAAATATAGTTAAAAAAACTTACATATATACACCAGCGAGAATGCTAATGAACCTAATAAGAACAATACCTCTTTTGGTATTAGCGCTTCTTGCAGTCTTCTTTGTTGGAATTGGAATACTCCCAGGAATTATATCAATATCGGTATTTAGTTTTGGTATTATGTCAAAGATGTTATATGATATAATAGAAACGGTTGACATGAGTTCTTTTGAAGCGCTTGAGTCAACTGGCGCAAATAAAACGATAGCATTTAGATATTCTGTTGTTCCGCAAATACTACCAATATATATTAGTTATATGATATACATATTTGAAATAAATGTGCGGTCCTCAGCAATACTTGGTTATGTTGGCGCTGGTGGAATAGGTTCAATTATAAAAGATAATGTTCTATACAACTACGATAGAGTTGGAGCCGCAATAATATATCTGTTTTTTGCGATACTAATCATTCAGCTAATATCAAATTATGCTAGAGGTAAATTACAATGACAATAGAAAAAGTATTGAAGAAAGAACCGAAGAGATGGTTGATAAACTCAATCTTTTTTATAGTCATTACAACTATGCTAATCTTTTCTTTTACAGACTCCTCAATAAATTGGATTAGGTTTAATACATTTTGGATTTCTTTAAGAAGCATAGCAAGAGGATTATCAAATATACAATTCGATTTTTTGCTAGGTCGAGGCGTTTACGCATTTGAAGAGGGTGTCATATATCTAACAATAGAGACTTTGGCAATAGCATTTATCGCTACATTTTTAGGCGCAATACTTTCACTACCATTTAGTTTTTTAGCAAGTAAAAATATAGTTGGAAATAAGATTGCACGGTTTGGAGAAATACTTTTAATTTTAGTTAGGGTGTTTCCTGAAATAATACTTGCATTAATACTTGTAAAAGGATTTGGAATAAATCCCTTAACCGGTGTTTTAGCAATAGGAATACACTCAATAGGTATGATAGGTAAACTATTTGCAGAGTCAATTGATAACATGGACAAAGCCCCATTAGAAGCACTTGATGCAGTCGGTGCAAATATATGGGTTAAAATTAGATACGGGATTATGCCGCAAGTAATAGCAGAGTTTTCTTCTATTGCGCTTTATAGATTAGACATCAACGTTCGCTCAGCTACCGTGTTAGGTATAATTGGTGCGGGAGGAATTGGTGCTTCACTAATTCTTGCCAGCGAAAACTGGAACTGGGATATACTTGGAACTATACTATTAGCAATAGTGGTTATGGTTATATCAGTAGACGTAATATCTAGCTTCTTAAGGAATAAGTTAATTTAATCTATTCTGTTAAAATTAGACTTTTTCCTAAATGTTTGTTATAATTATAGTATAGAAAAAAATAAAAGGAGTCAATAATGACAGCAGAAGAAACTTATAATTTATTTATTGAGTGTAGAGATGAGCTTATTGCACTTGGCTATGACCTACCAACAAATCTATCATTTAGTATGAACTATAACTCCGTATCAACAATGGGGGTTTGCGTCAGAAGTGGAGATCGATATACTATTAAAATATCAAAATTTCACTGGGAAAATAATGGACCAGAAGAAGTTAGAAATACAATTATGCATGAGTTATCTCACGCATTAGATCGAAATAAACATTCACACGACCACAACTGGATGCGGCTAGCTAGAGAGATATCTGTCAAAACTAACACCTCTATTAAAATTTATGCTGAATCCACTGAAGGTGAAGAAGTCGCGGCTATGAACAGGGCTGTTGCTTATACAGATTGTCATAAGTGTAGTAATAGACATTATATATTTCGTAGGACAAAGGTATACAAAAAACAAGCAGAAGGCTACTACTGTAGTACATGCGGTGAAGATGCAAAACTTACTTTTGTAAAGCTTAAATGAACTATCAATTTTGGTTAGTAGAAATTGACTTTTATTTTATTTTATGGTAAACTTATTATGTAAAAGAAAATACTTTTACTGCTAAAGGATAAGTAGAGCCCCTTATCAAATAGCAAATATAAAAAAGAGAACAGGAGGAAAAAAGATGGAAAAAATTACGCTAACAGCAAAGACAGCTTCCGTTATTAGTTTTTTACAAGCTAATCACGGCCAATACTTCGGTGACGAAATCGCTGCCGCAGTCGGTTTAAATCCACGAGGAATTCACGGTGTTCTGAATTCATTAGTGAAGAATGATTTGATCGAAAAGGTTGATACCGAAAGAACGATTTCTACAGACGGAGTCGATGTCGTCAAGGAATATAAAGCATATAACCTTACACCTAAAGGTGAGACATTCGACGTAGACGCAGCGACAGTTGACGCTGAATAATATCAACAAAAAATATATAGGACAAACCTATAATTATTCTATGGAGGAATAACAATGAACGCAGAAAAAGAATTAGCCAAACAAAACAGTTTTAAAATCGTAGGTGACTTAGTAGAAGTAAATTTAGAAAACAAAACTTCTGGTCGCACAGGTAAGGATTTTATCTCTGGAAAAATCGTCATTAAATCATTAATTGACGGAAGACAACAACTTACCGAAGTCGAACTTTACTCTAATAAGTTCAAACAAGACGGAACAGGAAATAAGCTTTTTGACACGTATGCCAACTTAGGCGCGCTTTTAAATAAACGTGTTCGTGTATCTGGAGAATTAGGTGAAAGCCGTTTCTTCTCAACACAAAACTCGCAATTAGTTTCTACGGTTGTAAATCGTGGACGTTATGTTGCGGCAGCTGATACTGGCGAAAAAGATACAACAGATTTCTCATTTGCTGGTTATATCGTAAAACCACTTTATGAAAAGAATTCTAAAGATGGTCAATTAGTTGCTTATGAAATGCTTGTAGCTCAAGCAAACTGGAATAACACTAAGCCAAACTTAGTTAAGTTTACGGTTGCTAAAGAAAACAAAACTGCTGTTACTGCAATTCAACGCTTATACGAAAAAGGTATGACCGTTAGTGTTCGTGGCAATATTTCAATTATCAATGAAGATGTTGAAGTTTCTGAAAAAACAGCTTTCGGTGAATCGACTCGTGTTTATCACAACACATATAAGAACTATCTTATTCAAACCGGTTCTCAACCATTAGACAAAGGCGCTTATTCGCCACAAGATATCTTAGAACTTACTCGTGCTTATGATGACGATGGCATTGCAATTCAAAATGCGGCCAAAGGTCAAGCTACAACTGGTAAAACAACCACAGGTGGTAAAACAACCACTGCAGCTCCAGCACCAGCAAAGACTCCAAGAACGTCTTTACTTTAATCCAAACACAAAAGGAGTCGTTAATAAAGCGGCTCCTTTTACTAATTAACAGGAGAGTGAACAAATGGATTTGACTAAATTAAAACCACATATTATTTCGGAAAGTCTTCATGATAAAATCTTTTTATTTTATGGTGAAGCAGGTACACGCAAAACAACAGTAGCCGCAGGATTCGAAGGTAGCTTATTAGCAGCTTTTGAAATCGGTTATAAGTTTATTGACGGTGTTCAAGCCCAGCCAATTCAAAGCTGGTCAGACTTCAAACAATTTTTAAGAGAATTAAAAAGAGATGAAGTTCGTTCTATTTATAAAACAATTATAGTCGATACAGTTACCTTAGCTTACAGCGCATGTATGGAATATGTCTTAGGACAATACGGCGTTACTGATGCTGGTGATCTTGGATTCGGTAAAGGTTGGAGAGCGATTCGTAAAGAATTTGAAAAATCAATACTATCTATTCCTCAAATGGGCTACGGGTTAGTCCTAATTGCACACGCAGACGAAATTGAAGAAAAGAACAACATTAAATCAAAAGTAGATATCGATAAGCGTCCAGCCGCAATCATTAAAGGTTTAGCGGACTTTATTTTCTATGTTCGTAAAGAATATAAAGATAATACAGATGGCGCTTTAACTACTGAAAACCAAACAGTTTTTGCTTATAACCAATTAGTAGAAATTGAAACTAAAACACGTTCTCGTTATTTCTCAACAAGGTTTGAATTTACTTATGATAACCTTAAAGCAGAAATGAAGAAAGCAATTGAAGAACAAAAGAAAGTTGAAGGCATTGTAACTGTTCAAGAAAAAGAATACAGTTTACATGAACTTCAAGAAGAAGATTTTGAACAATTAAGACTTGATGTAGTTAATCTTGCTAAAGAGCTTTTAGAAACAGATGCATTTCAAATTGTTGAACAAAAAATAATTACAATTATGGGTGCGGAAATTAAACTTAGCCAAGCAAGTAAAGTATACGAACCACAACTTAAAATACTTCAACAAGAACTTTTAGACATTAAAGTAAACCTTTAATGACAAGGAAAGAATTAGAGCAATTGATTTGCGAGCTATACGGTGTAGACGCTATTAACTCAATGATTGATGCTCAAATTACTAAATTCCAAAAACTGCACGGGTACTCTGAAAAAGATATTGCCCGTGCGGTTGCTTATTATGTTGAAGTACAAGGTCAGGTGCCTGACCGAAGAAAGGGCATAGGTATAGTTCCCTATGTCATGGAAGAAGCACAACGCTACTATAGCTCTCAAGCTATCGAACGTGCCCGCATAAAAGAAGAGGCACAAAAAATTACTCAAGGAGTCACTAAAGTTATAAAGGTGAAACCAAGAAAAAATAAACCTAGCAGTGGTAGGTATATAGTAGACATCGAGAATTTATAACAGAAAGCAGAGGTGAGTGGTCGTGTCAAAAGCACTATTCGACAGAAATGCGGCCATGATGATTATCGCTGGGTTAATTAAAAATCCGGAGCTAGTCCATGACCAAGAAAATTTCAAACTCACAACTAACGATTTTGATAATGAATTTTACAAAATAGTTTTTGGTGCAATCGCTAATATTGCGGCTGAAGGTTCACAAAACATTTCACCGCAAGATATTGACCTTTACATTGGTCAATTTAATAAACAATATGAAGTATTTAAATCTGCTGGTGGATATGAATATCTTAGAGGGCTTCAACCCTTTATTGATAGTATGGACTCTAGTAAGTTTAATTTTTACTATGAAAGATTAAAAAAGTTTACCGTTTTAAGAGACTTGCAAAAAGCAGGTATTGAAACCAAAGAATTCTATAATCCAGAAGTAGACTTTATGCACCTTGACAAAGAAAGCGAAAAGCTTAACAACATTACAGTTGATGACATTGTCAAGACTATTTTAAAGAAAGTTAATAAGGTAGAAGATAGTTTCGTATCACGAGCTATTACTACAACTCAAAAGGCCGCATTAGGCATTCTTGAATTATATCAAGAATTAAAAGAAAGACCAGAAGTTGGTAAACCACTTGAAGGCGATATTTTCAATTACATTGTGCGCGGAGCTCGCTTCGGTAAAATGTATATAAATAGCGCTCCATCAGGTCACGGTAAAACTCGCTTCATGGTTGGCAATGCTTGTGCGATTTCACTACCAAGAATTGAAGGGGATAAAGTTGTCATTAGAGATGACTTAGCTCCTGTTTTGTTTGTAACTACAGAGCAACAAGCTGATGAAATACAAACACTAATTCTTGCTTATGTTAGTGGTGTTAATGAAAGAAAAATATTATATGGAAATGCTAATTTTGAAGAAGAGCAAAGGATATTACAAGCTATACAGTTAATTAAAAAATATGAAAATAACTTTATTATTGAAGTAATACCAGACCCTTCTATTGCATTAATTAGAGCTAAAATAATTAAGCACATATTTCAAAATCATGTGCAGTTTATATTTTATGATTATATCTTTACCAGTCCTAGTTTACTTGTTGAATATCAACAAAGCAAGATTCGTGAAGACGTTGCACTTATGATGTTGTCAAATACATTAAAAGAAATTGCGGCACAATACGATGTCTTCGTTCAGTCAGCAACTCAGTTAAATGAGCGCTGGGAGCAAACTATGATTAGAAATGTTAACCATATTCGCGGTAGTAAGGCTATTGCTGATAAGGCTGACGTAGGTATGATTACAGTAAAACTTGAAGAAGTTCCTGAAGAAAAAGAAATCGTAGAACAATTATGTAAACACGCTGGTATTGAAATACCGAATGTGGTTACTGATATTTATAAAAATCGTCGTGGTGAACTAACTAGCGTAAAGCTATTTAGATACTTCGATTACGGTACTTGTAGAACACGAGACTTGTTCTTAACCGGTCTCAATCACAATATACTTAAAAACTATGATAAGATTGAATACGATACAAAAGAATTTGACCTATTAGACATTATGACTCAACCTAAGAAAGATGGTGATGACGATGGCGAAATCAATTAGAGATTATCGCGAGATGCTCTCGCCAGAAGACATTAAAAGAATTCTAAAAGACCATGGGGTTGAATCTGCTAGAGAAAATAATACTATGATTGTCTACTCAACGGTATGCCATAATTCAACTCACGACCACGGAAGTGAGAAGTTATATTATTACAAAAAAAATAACATGTTTAAATGTTATACAGAGTGCAACGCAGTGTTTGATATCTTTGAATTAATTATTAAAATGCGACGAATTGCAGGAGAAGAAATTTCTTTGCGTAAAGCAATACAATTATGTGGTATAGACAATAACGAAAGCATAGATGAAAATGAATACTATGGAGTGCGGGAACAATTAGATTATTTATACGAAATAAACAATCACCCGGAAGATGATCCAACTATTTTAAAAGTATTATCTAAAGATATTATGAATAGATATGTGTTTGATTTAAACTATCTTACACCCTGGATTTCTGAATCAATTACTCCAGAAACTTTAGTTAAGTATGGTATAAAGTTTGATACAATATCAAATGCCATTGTTATACCTTACTATACAGATAATAAAGAACTTGTCGGTGTGCGTGGTAGGTTTTTAAGCCCAGACGCAAAAGCAAAATATATGCCAGTGAAATATAACGGTGAGTATTTAGCTCATCCAACAAGTAAAATACTTTACGGTCTTGATGTTAATAAAAACGCAATACAACGATTACAAACAATAATACTATTTGAAGGTGAGAAAAGCGTTATGAAGATGGATAGTCTTTATGGCGACAATAATATCTCAGTGGCTGTTTCAGGCCGCAACTTAAGCAAAGAACATGTGGCGCTACTTATGAAATATGGAGTGCAAAATATTATCCTTGGTTTTGATAGAGATTATAAATCACATAAAGAAATAGAGAAAGAATTAAATGAGTATATGGAAATCTTCAAGTACGCTAAGAACTTCTTCAACATAAGTATTATAATTGATTATGACTTTGTGCTAGAGCATAAAAATGCTCCGATAGATCAAGGTAAAGAACTGTTCGAACAGCTAATGCTAAAAAGAATATACTTATAAGGTGAATAATGAATAAATTTAATTATAAATTAAAAGAGACACCCTTAAACCTCGATAGTAGCAATATTATCGAGGACTACTTAAGGTCTCTTGGAATTGAAAAGATCGAAAGCTTCTTGTCGGAACCGTCAATCTATGATGAAGAAAGCTATGAAAATCTTGAACGAGTACACGAATTAGTAGATACCTTGCATGAAGGTTTCACAACTAATCAAAAGTTTTTTATGCAGATTGACAGCGATGTAGACGGTTTTACATCTGCCTCAATATTTTATAGATACTTTAAAGACCTTTATCCTGCGGCACAAATTAAGTGCCGAGTGCATAATGGAAAAGAACACGGAATTGTAATGAATTCTGTGCCGCAAGATGCAAAATATATTATCATACCAGATGCCGGCTCAAATCAAATTGATGAGCAAAAAGAGCTTGTTCGTAAAGGTAAAAAGGTTTTAGTCATTGACCATCACTTAGTTGATACTTACGAAGAAGTTCCAGGCGCAATAGTTGTAAACAATCAACTTTCGCCAAAGTTTAAAAATAAGTTTCTTAGTGGTGCGGGTATGGTTTATAAAGTCATACAATGTTATAGCAAGAAATACGGTGATAATAAACATCATCAAGAATATATTGATTTAGCAGCGCTAGGGCTCATTTCTGACATGATGGATACACGGGACCTAGACAATAACTTTCTCATCGCTACGGGCTTAAAAACCATTAAAAACGCCATGTTTAAAGCTTTACTAGTAAAACAATCTTATAGTGTTAGCTCAGTTGATCTTCCTAATAAAATTGACGTTGCTTTTTATATCACGCCCCTCATTAATGCGGTTATCCGTGTAGGCACTACAGAACAAAATGAACAATTGTTTCAAGGTTTCACAGAATACAATCACGATGAAACTTATGAAAAACAATACAAGGGAAATGTAAGTTCAGAAACCTTCTATGAAATGATTGCGAGAATGGCTTATAATATTCGTAATCAACAAAACAAAGAAAAAGAAAAATCAATGGACTTTATTCGAGGCATTATTGAACAAGATAAATTAGACCAAAACACAGTTGTTACGGTTATTAGTTCTCAAAATGATGATGTTACCGTTCCAAAAACAATGACTGGCTTAGTTGCAATGGACATTGTAAAGAATTATAAAAAACCCGCAATGTTATTAAGACCAAGAAATATTGATGGAGAAAATTACTTCTATGGCTCAGCTCGCGCTAATGTGCGACCAGGGTTCAAATCATTCAGAGAAGTACTTCAACAAAGTGGTTTAATTCATTTCGCAGAAGGTCATGATATGGCCTTTGGGGTTGGAGTTCATGAAGACGATTTAGAAAAATTAACAGCGTACTTAAACGATAAATTAAAAGATATTGATTTTGGTACAGAAGAAATTGAAGTAGACGCAATTTTGCGCGGCAGAAGAATATCTCACGACATTCTTACAGACTTCGCCAAATATAACTACTTATATGGAATGGGAATACCACAACCAAAGTTTGCTTTTGAAATCTTTATTACAAGAGATATGATTAATCTTATTGGTAAAGAACGCAATACAATGAAGTTTAATTATAACAATATTGAGTTTATTAAATTCAATGCTAAAGAAATTATACCAGAATTGTTTGCGGAAACAGAAGATGCCTTTGTGGATGTTAATCCAAAACTGCGTGTAAAGATTATTGGCAGAGCACAATATAATGAGTTCAATGGAACAAAAACACTTCAGATTATTATGGACAATTTCAACTTTGAAAAGTCCGCTGAATCTGATTTAATTTAGAGGTGAAATATGATTAATTGGAAATTAGATGAATTATTAAAAGTACAAATGGAAGTGCGCGACGAAGTAATGAAAAAGCTGAAAACGGCTCCTACTAAAGAAGACCACACTCTTGCTATGCATATTGAATTGTTTGAACTCTTCAATGAAATTGGAACTTGGAAATGGTGGAAACATTCACACATCCCAAAGAAAGATAGAATTCTTGATGAGCTAGCAGACGTTATTGCTTTCTTCTTATCTTATATGCTTTTACTTGAACCAACCAAACAGGCGCAAGCAGCGTTATGGATGGATGATAACTTTGAAAAGTTTATGGACCCAGAAATTGATGTAATTAGATTTGTATCTGAAAGCGTTACAGCTGGAACTCAACTTCCACCAATGGTGTTAATGCTAACTGGTTTGGCCGCAACAATTAAAACACTTAATTGTGAATGGACTGAAATCATTTATGCTTATAACCAAAAGGCTAAAGTCAATATCGAACGACAAAGAAATAACTACTAATTTGACTTTTATCTAAAGTCATGTTATAATTATTGTATAAACTTAAAAGGAGAAAAAAATGTCAGAAAACAAATACTCAAGTTTGCACGCACATTCCGACTATTCAAATCTCAAAGTTATTGATAGTATCAATAAAGTTGGCGATTTAATAGACGGTGCTTTCAACAAGGGCTTACATGCCATTGCGTTAACTGACCATGATACATTATCTGGTCACGTAAAAGCAGTTCAACATTTTAAGTCTAAGTATTTAGACAAACCTTTTAAGCTTATCTTGGGAAACGAAATCTATCTTACAAGAGAAGGTTTAAATTCTGAGAACTATGAAAAAGGCGAAAAGTTTTATCATGTTCTTTTGCTTGCAAAAGATGCAGAAGGACATGAACAACTTCGCAAACTTTCATCGCGTGCTTGGTCACGCTCTTTTATTCGTGGTGTAATGAGAACGCCAACGTATGGAAGCGATTTAAAAGAAGTCATTGGTTCAAACCCGGGACATCTTATCACAACAACAGCCTGCTTAGGTGGTGTAACCGGCAGTCTGTTTATTTCCTATGGTGCGGCAGCTTTGGACGATATTGCTGCTCACTTAGAAAAGATGGGTCAACTCTTCGGTAAAGATAATTTCTTTATCGAAGTGCAGCCATCTATGGACGAACAACAAATAGCTTATAATAAGTTCATGGTTGATAACTTCTGGGGTAAATACCCTTTTGTTTTTACCACGGACGCGCATTACTTAAACGAAGAAGATAAAGATTTACATGCTCAGTTTCTTAGCTCAGCATCTAATGGCGATAGAGACGCGGAAAACTTTTATGCGTCTGCTTTTGTCATGTCCGTACAACAAATCTTTGAACGTCTTAATTATTTTTCAGAAGATAAGCTTGAAGAGATGCGGCTAAATACTATTCGTATTGCTGACTCTGTTCAAACCTATGACTTAAAAAGTCCTCAAGTTGTTCCTACAGTTCCAGTTTTAATCACTAAAGACATAGAAAATAAACTAAGTGAATTAAGACTGCAAATCCCCACTAAATATAAATACATTCATAATTATCTAAATGCTACAGAAACTCAAGACTTATTTTTTATATATAAAATATTTGAAGGCTTCGTCGCAAAGATAAATGTTTTCAATGAAGAATACCTACAACGCTTTAACGATGAGTTAGAACAGGTTTGGGAAACTTCTATTACAATCAAACAACCATTATCTAAATACTTTGTTACGATGGCTAAAATGATTGACATCATATGGGATGAAGGAGACTCTCTTTTAGGGGTTTCCCGTGGCTCTGCTGCCGGTTTCTTACTTAACTACTGTTTAGGTATTACCCAACTAGATCCGCTTCGCCAAGAGCTTATAATGCCCTATTGGCGCTTCATTCATAAAGATCGCCCAGAACTTCCTGATATTGATATTGATACTGAAGGCAGCAAACGAACACGAGTTTTTAATAAAGTAAAAGAATACTTTAACTCAATAGGTGGTGACGTTATTAACGTTTGCACCTTCGGTACTGAAAAATCTAAGTCAGCTATCCGTACTGCGGGTCGCGCACTTAACGTTGATGATGATGTTATATCATTTATCGTTTCAATGATTCCAAACGAAAGAGGCTTTGACTGGACTCTTGACCAATGTATGTATGGAGATGAAGACCATAAAGCAATTGCTAAGTTTCAAGAAGAAATGGGTAGAGAAAAATCCTTATGGAAACTCGCCTATAGTATTGAAGGACTTATTACTCGTTTAGGTGTTCACGCTTCTGGCGTTATCGCATTTAATGAAGACTTTACAAAACACAACTCGTTAATGAAAACTAGTCGTGGTGTTTTAGTATCTGCTTATAATTTAGAAGATACTGAATACGCTGGTGGTTTAAAGTACGACTTTTTAACCATTAACGCATTAGATAAACTTCGCACAACAATGAACCTTCTTTTAGAAGATGGTAAAATTCAATGGCAAGGAAATCTTAAAACTACTTACGACAAATATTTACTACCAAAAGAATTAGAATATAAAGATCCCAATATGTGGGCTATGGCTGGTCGCGGTGAAATTGTTGATTTATTTCAGTTCGACACAAGCGTTGGTTCACAAGCAATGCGGTCAATTAAGCCGCAATCTATTTCGCAACTTGCTATCGCAAACTCTTTAATGAGGCTTATGGCGCAGGATGAAAACGCTGAGTTACCACTTAATACTTATGTTAAGTTTAAAAACTCAGAAGTTATGTGGTATAGAGAATTAGAAAATAGCGGCATCAATAGTGATGAAGTTAAGATACTTGAAAAATATCTTAAACCATTATCTGGAGTTGCAGACTCTCAAGAATCAATCATGATGATTGTTATGGACCCAAAGATTACAAACTTTTCTGTTGTTGAAGCTAACGGTCTTCGTAAAGCTATCGCTAAAAAGAAGTTTGATACCATCGATAAAATTAAAAAGATGTTCTATGAAAAAGGAAAAGAAATAGGCACAAGAAAGAAACTTCTAGATTATGTCTGGAGTGTTCAAGTTATGCGGCAAGCTGGTTACTCATTTAGTGTTTTACACACGATGGGTTATTCGACTATCGCTTTACAAGAAATGAATATGGCCTACAAATTCCCCGTCATTTATTGGAATACTGCTTGCTTGTCTGTAAACGCAGGTGCGGTTAATGAAGAAGATTACGAAGACCTTATAGAAGAAGGTATCGTAGAAATTGAAGAAGACGATGAAAATAAACGTGAAGCAAATAAAGTTCAATATGGTAAGGTCGCCGCAGCAATCGGTAAATTTAAAACTGAACTCGGCATGAAGATTGAGTTGCCAGATGTTAATCGCGCAAAGTTTGGATTTACTCCAGACTCAGAAGCGAACGTTGTTTGGTTTGGTTTAAAAGGTATTTCCAGAATTGGTGATGACTTAATTAGAGAAATCATTAATAATCGTCCGTATACTTCTGTTGATAACTTTATTGAGAAGTTAAATAAAACAGGAGCGAGAACTTTAGTAAGCAAAGATAGAATTATATCTTTAATCAAATCTGGCGCGTTTGATAAAATTGAAATGCGGCCTCGTGAAGAGATTATGGAAAGCTTTATTTTAAAAACTTATGACAAGAAAAATCGTATTACTTTACAAAATATAATGTCGCTTGTAAAATATGAGATGCTTCCTATTGAACTTGATTTAGAAAAAAGAGTATTTAACTTTACTAAGCATATTCGCAAGAGCAAACTTAAAGAGTATTATGTTCTTGATGAGTCTGCACAAGAATTCTATTTTGAAAACAACTTTGGTTTAGATATTGAAAACATCAAGCGCGGAGTTGAAATAGTTATGGCAATCGACGCTATTAAGTGGGAAAAGATTTATGATAAGTATATGGAAAATGTTCGTAAGTTTATTGTAGAAAACCACGATAGATTGCTTGAAGAATATAATAAGAAAGCATTTGAAGAAGAATGGAACAAGTATGCCGCAGGTAATGTTTTGCAATGGGAGCTAGAAGCTTTAAACTTCTATCATAGCGGTCATGAATTAAATGGCGTGGCTAAAACAATGCATCATGAAATTACTCCTATACAAAATATAAAAGAAGATGATGTAATCGGAACATTTAATATTGACGGCAAGTCTTTTCCTAAATATAAAATTAGACATATTATAGGAACCGTATTAGATAAAGATAAGCTTAAGCACACTGTAACGCTTTCAACTCCTGAAGGTATTATTATGATTAAGGTTTATCGTTCCCAGTTTTCAAAGTATGACCAAGTTCTATCAACTGTGGCTGATGACGGCACTAAGAATTTAATTCAAGATAGCTTCTTTAAAAAAGGAGTTCATTTAATGGTCACCGGAATTAAGCGTGGAGATATGTTTATTCCAAAGGTCTATAAAGAAGTTGGAACGGCACCTATTTTACAAATTGAAATCGAAGGTGGGAAGTTTAAAAACTTCTATGAAAAACTATGAGAATAACAATTTGGGATATGGACTGGTTTAATAAACAAAGCTTTATACCTAATCACAAAGCACAAAAGATATCTTCCTTTCATAAACAAAAGGGAGATATCATTAACTTTGTTGAAGAAAGCGAACATTTGACTTTTGAGTATGATTTGTTGTATATTATAAGAGAGAAGAAAGCAACGCCTTTTCCAGCTAGAAAATATATTGATAAACAAAATATCAAATTAGTTGGAGCAGATTTTGACTTTTATGATAATCACTGGGATCTAACTTCTGAAATGAAGATGGTGCGGCCCGATTATTCTTTATATGAAGTACCTGAAAATAACGCATATGCTAATGCACATATTATTCAAATGCTCGATGGCACTAAGTTTCTTCCAGTTTGGCAAGACGCTACAAATGCCGCAGTATCAGGAAAACAAAAAACCTATATTGTAGATGAAAACATTTGGGACTTAAGTATTGAAGACTTAACAAAATACTTTGATTTAATTAAAGACTATAAAGATATTGCATTTGCTCATCCTATTAGTTTAAAAAGAATTACAACAGATAGGTTTTGGTCTAAATTTAAAAACCTACACTTCCAAGGTGGAACAATATTTAAATTCAAAAATGACTTTGGTTCAGAATATTCTGAAGTTAAACAAATCGTAGATAAATTTAAAGAGTTTAAAGAATTGCATCCGCATATAGAAGTTCAAGGATTTCCAATCAAAGCAGTTATCTATGACCATTGGAAAGATAAAACTAACGGTATTAAAGATTTAAAGAGATTGTTAAAGATTACTGACTACGCAAAAAGAAATAAAATACACGTAATCATTAAAACTCCAAAAGATAGAATGATTACTCCTTACTGGTTTTTCTTTGATATGATGGAGAACTGGACTACAGAGTCACCATATATTTCTTACATAGAAATGATGTTGCTATCACTAACAAACAGAACTAAAACTAATTGGCAAGAAATATTAAACAATCCTATAAAATGGTCTGTTCCTCGCGTAGACTTTCTATTACATGTTATTACTAAATACCCAGAAATTCTATCCTATACAACAAGAAAATGGGGAGACAACAGTATTGACATAACCCATATCAACTTCAAGAAAGTGGTTGAGTTTACATACAACTTCGAGAAAGAGGATACATTAATCAAAATAGGGGAAGCAATAAAACGAGGTGAAGAGTTATGAGGCTACTTTTTGTAGATATAGAAACAACAGGTTTTGATAGAAGATGGGACTCAATAATTGAAGTTGCGGCTATCTTATACAATACTGACTTGAAAAAACAAATTATAACTTTTCATGAGTATATAAAACCATATAAAAAAATTCCAGAAGAAATAGAAAAGATTACCGGCATTACTAATGCGCAAGTAGAGAGCTGTAGAGGCGAGTTTGAAGTTCTTAAGGACTTTATACAATTCGTTAAAGAATATGTCCCTGACGCAATTGTAGGGCATAATTATGACGCTTTTGACGGTGAGTTCTTTAAAGCAAAAGCTTCATTTCATTTTCTAAACTGGCCTTTAATAAAAAGCATTGATACGCTAAAAGTTGCGCGCCAAGTTAAGGCACCGACAACAATGCTAACTGCAAGCGGAGCTCCTTCTTACAAACAACAATCTATTGCGGCTGGATATGGTTTAACATATCAAGCCCACTCAGCCATAGAAGATGTTAAAGCATTAATAGAAATATATAACAGAATGACTGGTACTCAACAACGTTCTGTAAAACGAAACCTATTAGGTTTCTAGAGGTGATATTATGAAATTAGACTTGAGTAAATTTACTAATCAGCAACTTGAAGATATGCTGGAAGAAAGAAAACGGGAAATAGGTATTTTAACTTTGAACCCAAAGCTTGCGGAAATATTAGAGGAAATTGAGGCAATAGAAATGTTCCTTCAAAAAGAACCTCAGGAGTCCGCTAATGGCAAAGCTTAGTGAAGAAAAGGTTATTGATGAAATAGAAAGTAAAGGTTATATAGTTTTAGATTTACAAAACTATGAAACTATTAGAAGTCCTTTTGTTATCAAATGCCAAAATGAACATGTTCTAGAAACAAACCTTTTCTCCTTTAGAAAAGATACTTTTAGATGTCCCAAGTGTGACGGCGGCGAAGTTAAAATAACTGCTTATCCACCAGAAAAAACTGGTTATAGAATTTTAGCTTTAGATAACGCAACAGAAAAACTTGGACTATCTATTTACGATAATGGCAAGTTAGTTTATTATCACCTACTTACTTTTAACGGTAATTTTGACTTCAGAATTACAAA